ATTCGGTGATGCTACACACGGCTTACCATTTCCTTTGGCAATTATTGTTTTTGCTCCTGATAGCAAAGTTTGTCAGGTTGGAACTTACGATTGGAAACGGTCTGGTAGTAGTAGCAGCTAACGTGATGCAGCTAACCGAAGGCGGGGTTTTTAACCACAAAATTATGAACGAAGCACAGAACTTGAATATAGCACTAAACTTTCTACGAAGCGATAAACCCCCGCTTTTGGTTAGGTGCTGTTATATGAAGTAGGGATTGTTTAGCAGAAACTTCATTTGGAACACGAAAAGAAATTTAAAATAAAAGCCTTGGGCGGGCTTAGTAAAACCCACAAAAAGTAAAATGGTAGAAAACCAAAATTTCGGACAAGCTATTGAAGCCTTAAAAGAAGGTAAGAGAGTAGCAAGACAAGGATGGAACGGAAAAGGAATGTTCATTTTCCAACAAGTTCCATCAGAGATTAACGAAGATATTGTGCCAAAAATGCAATCACTTCCGAAAACCGTAAAGGATGAATTTGCTAAACGTGGTGGAAGTATCCGCTACAAAAATCAATTAGCAATGGTATATCCTGACAATACGGTTTACGGTTGGGTAGCAAGTCCATCCGATGTGTTGGAAAATGATTGGTGCATACTTGATTAATTGAATGTGTGCGGTGGGGCTTTTATTTTAAATTTCTAAACGAAATGTTTAATCGAAGCTCTACCGCCCTATTTCATATAACATATCGCTATACGCAACTCAAAAAAAAAAAAAAAAAAATTAAAATTATGGTAAAAGTAATTAAAGAAGCTATACAAATATTAGCTAAGAGAGTATCTGAAAAAATAGATAAAAAAATAAAAAAGTTGCTATTCCAACTAAAGTATCTAAATTAATAGCTGAATATGATAGTATTAATAATGAAATATCTAAATTAAATACTAAATTAAGTTTGGTAAATGACCAGCTTTCTAAATTAGGTTATGTTAGAAAACCAAAATATGTAGAAGATAAATATATTTATTCTTGGACAACTAGAGAAGTTCCATTTACTACATATAATAAAATATATGATGATATTATATTATCAATAGAATTTGATAAAAAAGATTTAGCAAGTTTAGAAAAAGAACTTGTAGCAAAATATTCATAAATTAAAAATTGTCCTTGTCTGGTAATTAACTTCGGATTAGAAGTTTAATTAGAATAATATGTTATTAGACGAACCAGAAAATTACGTAGATTTTCTATGTAAGAACAAACTGAAGCCTAACCAGTTCTTGTTACTCTATTTATTATATACCGAAAAAATGGTAAAACAAGGATTATCCTTAAAGTTTACCAAAGGAGGGTTAATATATAAATGGAGTAATGAGGGTGCTGGTTGGACCAAAGATGAGATAAAAGATTTAGTGTCAAAAGAGTATGTCATTTCTTTATCAGAAGATTATGCATTTGACCAACTAATCCTAACAAGTAAATTTGTAGATTTAATGTTTATTAATGGTGGTGAAGCCTTTAGTGAAATTTTAGAATTGTATCCTGATACATTTAAAATTCAAGGTAACGCACAACCAATTTTTACTAAAACAGTTGACTTAGACGAAATGGAAAAACTGTACGTAAAAGCAATCAAAAATTCTAGTAGTAAACACGCTGAAGTCAAAGAGATTTTAGCTTATGCTGCTGAGAAAAGAATGCTAAACATGAAAATAGATAAATTTATTGCAGGAAAAGTTTGGGAAAGTATTAAGAAGATGAAGCAATCGGAAGGAGAAGGTTATGGAAAAGCTCTCTATTAGTGGATTACAACATATATCAGATATAGTTGATGAAACAAATGAAATAATCCGTAAATACAAATCAGGAGAACTACGACCATTTAAAACATTTAGTGAAAAGCTAAATGATAAAATTACAGGTATATATAAAGGTGACCAATTAGTAATACCTGCAAGAAGCGGTGTCGGTAAGAGTGCTTTTGTTACTATACTTGTAAAAGATTTGGCTGTAAAGTATGATGATTTAGTGTTTATTTATTGGTCATTTGAAATGAAATCATGGCAGAATGTAGCTCGTATGTATTCTGCTGAAGCAATGCTTCCTGTAAAAGAAATGTTATCTGCTAATGCTCCATTAGGAGAAGATACATATGCCTCACTTGTTAATGCTGGTAACGAGTTAAGGGGTATTCCAATGTATTTTAGAGATATTCCTGTAAACCATAAACAATGGGAATCAAAAGTTGAAGAAGTAGCTTTACTATTTCCAGGCAAAACCATTGTTAATATTGTTGACCATACAAGACTTATAACATCATCTAATGAACGTACTGAAGAAGAGAAAATTACTAATCTAATGCTTGCTGGAGTAAGATTAAAAAATAAATTAGAATGTATTAATATATTCTTATCTCAACTAAATCGTAAAATAGAAGATGGTGAAAGACGTGATGTTGGTACTACAGGTATTCTTCCTAGTTATATATTTGGTGCTGATAGTGTTATGCAATGTGCAACATTAGTCTTAGCACTACATAGACCTGAAATGTATGACTTAAGCAGATATAAAGAACTTGATACTAAAAATCTTTTAATTACTCAAATTTTAAAACAACGTGAAGGTGAATTGTGTGAAATTGCTATGTATCATAACTTAGCAATTAATAGAATTTATGACAGACCTCCACAACAAGGACAAATTAATTTTAATTTATGATAGAACGTGCTTTTTACAAAATACTACTTGTAGGTGCAAGTGGTAGAGGAAAAACGTATTCCTTTAGAAACATGAATAGAGAGAAGACTCTCTTTATTAATGTAGAAAACAAACCTTTACCTTTTAAAGGTAATTTCAAAAACCATATAGTACCAGCAAACCCAAATGCTGTTTTACAAGCATTGGCTGAGGGTAGTAAAAATCCTGATATTGAATGTATTGTAGTAGATAGCTTTTCAGCATATGTAGATATGTTAATGGCTGAAGCTCGAGCAACTAAAAGAGGATTTGATGTGTTTAATTATTACAACGAAAACATTGGAAAATTTAATGATTATGTTAAAAAAGTAAAAAAAGAAGTTTTTGTTACTGGACATTATGAAATTATTTCTGATGAATTAGGTGGTAGTAAAGAAAGAAGATTAAAAGTAAAGGGAAAAGAGTGGGAAGGTGTAGTTGAAAAAGATTATACTGTTGTTCTTTTTGCAGAATCAAAACCAAAAGAAAATAGTCGTCCTGAACATTACTTTACAGTAGTAAATGATGGAACTAATTCTGCAAAATGCCCACCAGATTTATTAGGTGAAGACGTACTTAGTATAACAAATGACGCAAAAATTATTTTTGATAAAATACAAGAATACGTAAAATGAAACAAATCATTAAATCACAATTTGTAACAGACGTTACAGAAACAAAAATGACTCGTAAAGAGTTAGCAACTAAGTATGAGTTGCCAGAAACTGAAATCAAGAAAATCATGGCTAGATTCGGTTTAAAAATTAGTAGAAAACAGCACGCTACTTACACAATTGTAGATGATACAGTTGTAAATGATGCTGTGGATATTATACCTGAAAGTGTAGAACTACCACAAACAGTTGATTCAGAATCTCACGTTAATTAATTATTATTATGTACGGAATATCAAAAGACCTAACGGTTAATGAAAATAACTATTTTGATGGAGGAATCCACAATGATGTTATTTTAGAAAAAGTAAGTTACGAAAACGTAAAAAAAGACGGAACTGGTAAAATGATTTTAGCTTTTCATTTTAAAGGTTCAAAAGGTGAAACTTTTAGACACGTTGAGTGGCCTGTAGAAGAATCAGATGCTAACATGGAAACAAAAATAGTTAATATGGGAAAACGTATTAAGCATATTTTATCCAAGTTTGTTGCTGAAGAAAACATTGTAATTGCAAACGTATCTACATTTGAACAATATGCTAACGAAGTAAAACGTATAGCTGGTGAGAATTATGTAGGTAAAACTTTTGAAATTAAATTGATTTACGATGATAAAAACAATTTAGGATTTCCTAAATATATTGGATTTATCGCTAAAGACAAAGGTACTTTAAAAATATCTGCAACAGAAAAAGTAACTAAAGCTACTGCTACACCAAACAATGATGTTGCAGGTTTCACTCCTACAACAGAAGCATTTTAATTAAACCATGTATAGTATAGATAACAAACCTGAATATTTAACAGCATCTTACTTAGTAAGTAAGATTAATCAAACAGATATTTGGTTTTACTATACAGGTTTAACACCAGAAACAACTGGTATATATAAAAATCCAGCAAGATATGACCCTAATCCAGGTTGTAGATTTTTTGAACAATCTGGATATTGGTGGTTAACTGATTTTGCTAGAGGAAAGAAAGTATATAACTGTTTTACTATTCTTAAAGAAATGTATAATATATCTTACCCGAAGGTACTTGAAATGGTATATGAAGATTTCTTAGGAAAAGGAAGTGATGTAAATTACAAAACAGATTATGTATATGTACCAAAAGCAGTTAAAGTTGAAAGAACAATAGATTGTAGACTTCAACCTTATACTAAACAAGATATTGAATATTTAAAATCCTTTTATCTAACCGCATCAATTTGCAAAAGACATAATGTCTATAGTGTAGAAATGTATTGGATTGATGGTATTCAAAAATATAGTTATAGAAATAATGACCCTTGTTTAGGATATTTTGAAGAAGGAAAATGGAAATTGTATCATTACAGAAGAACAGAATATAGATTTATTAGTAATATAAATTCTTCAATGTTACAAGGAATGGCACAGCTATCATATAAAACAGATAGTTTAATTATAACAAAAAGTAAAAAAGATGTTATGGTTTATGATAGATTAGAATATGAGGCTGTTGCCCCACATTCCGAAGCTTTGTCTAAATGGGAAATGCATATTCCTACTTTAGAACAAAAATACAAATATATATTTTTAAATTTTGATAATGATGAACCTGGAGTTCTCGCTGCATCAACAGTAATCGAAAAATATCCGTTTATGATACCTTTATTTATTCCGAAGGAATCAAACGAAAAAGACATTAGTGACTATATAAGGTCATATGGAATAGAAAAAACAATTAATAATTTAAAATCATGGCAAGAAAAATCGTTGTATTCTCGACAAAAACAAACGTTTCCAAATCAGTTATCTCAGACGCTACCACTTGGGGGCAATTAAGAGGTGAGATTGGTTCAATGTTAAATGAAGAAATGGTAGCTACCATTCTTGAAACTAAAAATCAATTAGTTTCTTTTGAAGCTATTCTCCCTGAAGGAGAATTCAAGTTAGTTTTAACACCAGCAAAAACAAAATCTGGTGCTGAAATTATTGATACTGCTTCTGTATTACAATCTTTAAAAGAAAAATGGAATCAAGCTTTTACAGATGTTATGAACGAAATCGAAGACGGAGACCATTCAACCGACATCGAAATTGATTCAAGTTCAAGTGCTACATTATCTGCATCAGATAAAGCTGCAATTGAAAAACTTAAAAGAGAACTTGGTAATTAATCACAAAAATCCCCTTTTGTAAAAATATAAAAGGGGATTTTTTAATTAAAAAATAAAATGAAATATTACGTTTTATTAAAATCAGTTACTTCTGGGTCACAGTCTGAAGGTATAGATGTAAATTGTATATATCAAGTTTTTAATTATGAAACAAGTACTACTGATTTAACTCAATCTACATTAACAAAAAGGAATAATGTTCCTATACAAAGTAAAACATGTGGTTCTTGGTCTGCTTTTGGAGGAGATTTGCTTTTATTAGCTAATGAAAATATTAAATCACCAGAAAATGTTGAGTTATTTAAAACTTTATCTTTTAGTCTTAATCATTTACAATATCCACAAACTGAATTATCAGGTTATATTATTCAAAAAGTTATGGAAAAGAGACTTCATAACTTTCAAAATCCAGATAATCAATTAAAAATTGATGAAGAAGAAATTTTTAATTATTGTAAAGAAAAAATTGGAACTGAACAAAAAGGTCTTGTAGATTATAAATCAATAATAATAAATTATTTTGGTGAAGAAAATGTAGAATTTTACGATAATGATAAAGAATTTATTGTATTTTTTCCAAAATCACAATTACAAAATAGTTCAGGAAGAACTCACACTATATATAATACTTATTTAAAATGTACTGTTCGTAAAAGAAGTTTAGATATAATATTTAATCATCGTTTAAGTGACTTAAATAGTTCTTTTGTAGACAAAATAAATCGTTTACCTATGGAAACCACAAAATTATATTTATCTGCTGGAACTAGAACATTAGTATCTAGAAATGAACATGATTCTAATTATTTCTTTTCTCATATGAATAGAGCAAGACATAATTGGGTAGGATGTTGTTTAGGCGATGGTATATTAAATCGTTATGCTAATACAATTAATATAGAAACTGAAGAACAAGTCTTTGGATTTTGTTTAGCTTTAGAAAACTATTTAAAATGGGAATCTATAGAAGGAGGACCTTATATTAGAATGTCTGACATTATTACTTCTACGCCTAGAGCTGAAAGTTTTAATATAAATAATTTTGTAAATGACATATTAGCTTCTTTAGGAAATACTGAAAATTTAATTTCTAATATTAATAATGATTTATCAATTGTTATTAATCAAAATATATTAGATGAAGTAAATTCTTATTACGGTTTAAAACAAGGTTATTCAGTTAATTTTTTACCAAAAATAAAATTATTAAATAGTGTAAAAGATAAAACTTCAACTACATCATCTTTAAAAACTTATGGTGATGACTTTTTCAAATTTAAAGGTAATTATGTTGGAAAAGTTTATATAGATGAATCTTTAAATAAAACTTCAAAAGAACAAATTCTATCAGGAGAATTAGTAAAATTTCAATCGTATTACGTAAATGTAATAATGGTTATTCAAGAAAAAATAAAAAAAATAATAAATGACAACCCTTCAAAATACCTTGAAAAAAAATCCACATTCAACATTAGTTGAGTTTAGCAAAATAAGAGCTAAACTTATATTAACTGAAAAAGTGGTAGAACAAATTAAATTTTTATGTTCTAAAATACCAACAGTAGAGTGGTCAGGAGTTTTATATCATACAAGTGAAGGTGATATAGGTAATCCTAAAGAATTTGTTTGTAAAGCTGAACATATATTACTATTAGATAAAGGTAGTTCTGCTTATACTGAATATGATTTTTCATCACCAAACTTTACAGAAGCTTTAATGGACAATCCTCAATTTATAGATTGGTCGATGAGTCACATACACTCACACAATAGTATGGCAGTTTTCTTTAGTGGAACTGATAATGAAGAGCTTACAGATAATGCTCCTAATTATAACTACTACCTTTCACTTATTGTAAATAATAAAAATGAATATTGCGCTAGAATAGCTTTCATTGGAGAAATAGAGGGTAGGACAATTAAGTTTAAAAATAAAGGTGGTGACCAAGAAGAAATTAAAGTACCAAATCAATTATGCACTTTTTATCATGAATGTGATATTGTAACCGAAAGTGGTTCATTAATTGATGCTGAGTTTATTAAACAATATGATAAAGTTATAGCTGCTGATAATAAAAAATTACCAGTTTATCATAATCAAAGAAGTACTACATTTTATCCAAATAATCATAATAGACAATCACAATTAAATTTTGTTGGTGGTGATGATGATTATAAATGGGATAGTGAAGCAGCAGCTTTTGTAAGATGGATATTATCTCCTCCTACAACTGGATTAAAAACTAAAAAACCTTTATATTATTGTAGATTTAATACAGTTCAAGCAGCTTTAGACAGTATTGATTTAAAATCATTAAAAGCTGTTGACTTTTTAAATGAACAAGTTGATAGTGCTGATAAGATTTATGAAAATTTCTCAACAGATGTCAATTATGATGCTGAAGGTAGTTTAGCTGAATTGTGGATGGCTACTTGTGTTTTCTTAGAGAAAAGTATGTTTAAAAATCATCCTGTAGCTGTTAAGTTATTTAATATAATGGATAAATGGACATGGACATAACAAAAACAGTAAAGCAAAGTACTGTTCGTTTTTCAGATGCATATTTTTATAAACCAAACGTCGATGTTATCGTTTTAGGATTAGGGGGAATTGGTAGTTGGTTATCCCTTAATCTTGCACGATTAGAATGTAACTTACATTTGTATGATTTTGATACAGTTGATGAAGTTAATTTAGCTGGTCAATTACTTGGTAATAGTGATATAGGTTTTTTAAAAACAGATGCAGTAGTTAGACATCTTAACACATTTTGTGACAAACCTAATATTATTAGTGTTGAAGGAAAATATACAAAAGATAGTATAATTGGACCTATTGTATTTTCTTGTTTTGATAATATGGAAGCAAGAAAATTAGCATTTGAAAAATGGGCAGCAGAAGAAGATAGAGAACTTTTTATTGATGGAAGAATGGCACTTTCAACAGGAGAAGTTTATTGTGTAACCAAAGGAAAAGAAGAAGAATATAAACAAACTTTGTTTGATGATGCTGATGTAGCAGATGCTGCTTGTAGTATGAAAGCTACAACTTTTAGTGGAATGGCTATAGCAAGTATTATGACAGCATTGTATTGTAATTATATAGGCTTAAGTTTAGACCAGGATTTACCTGTTAGTTTATCATTTAAGACAACTTATAATTTTCCATTAATGATGTTTGATAGCATATGATAAGAGAATTATATTCATCACCATTTGCACCAAATTCTTTTAGTGTAAATTTTGACTTTAAAGATTTTGATTTAATTCCTTTTTTTTATATTAAAACTCGTAGTTCTGTACCTCTTGTAATTAATAGTAGTAATCTTTTTGGTATTTTACCTGAACAATTAAATCAATATAATCCAACATCTGCATTAGGTTCTATATTTGATAAATATAGTATTTATACATCAAATTTTGAATATAATTTCAGAAGACTTTTAAATTTAGATAAAAAAGATTTACAAAATATTATTACACTTCATGGAACTTCTGCTATAAAAAAACTTGTAGAAACTGCTCATAACAGAAATAGATTTGTTGAGAATTTGAATACATTAATAAATAGTATAAATGAAATATATATAAACGAAAATCTTATTAATTTAAGAGCATCTTCTTTTTCACATTGTGGAAATAATGTTCCTATTATAACTAAATTTAATCATAATTCTACAGGTTATTTTCAAAGAAATGATGAAAATTTAATTATTTATAATCAAAATGTTTTTAAAAAAACAGAACAAGGAGAATATCCAGTATTACTTAGTGGAATTAGAAAAAATTCTTTATTAAATTTTAAACAACAAATTTTTAATAAATTAACTTCTCAATCTTTTTCTTTCTCAAATGTAATTATTTATATTGATTATGATTGGTTTTTAGAATCTACTAATAAAATATTAAAGAATATTTTAATCAAATCATTAACAGAGACATATAAAGATGCAGAAATTATATTATTTAATGGTAAGGAGTTTGCTTCTAAAAACATGTTTTCTTATCAAATTCCTTCTTTTTCAACTTTAGCTAAAAAGAAAAATTTCATTAGTATATTAGAAAAAGATTTAAATGCTAAATTAATTGAAGAATATGGTAAATTTGATTATAAAGCTGAAATTGAATCTTTTACAAATTTATATAATCAGTTTACAAAAGAACAATCAGAAGAACCTAAACCTAAACCAGTTGAAGCTGTTGTAGTTGAAGAAGCTGTTCTTAGTGCTGAAGATATGAGAATGATTCAAGAATTAATGGGAGAAACAGGTAGTGAACCAGAATCTGACATTGAAGATGTAGAGTTTGAAGAAGATGAAGCATCTTCACCACAACCAATAGCTGTAAATGGAATAACTGGAGGTTTTGTAACAACTTCTAGTACAGGACTTGGAATATTAGACCAAATTAGAACGATGCCACCATCAACTCCTTATCATACTATTACTACGGAAAGTTTAATACAAGCAATTGAAGAAATAACACGTAATGGAGGAACTTAAAAAGCATTTATATACTTTAGAAATTCCAAAGTATATTACACAAGTCAAAACAGCAGAAAAAAAAATGTCTAAGTATTATTCTTCTATTGCTGGAAGAAGTAGAGTTAAGAAATTACCTGTTAGATTAGAGAAAAAAGGACATGTTAAAACAGATAAGTTTGGATTTTATCTTGATGAAAATGGAGAAAGGATTGTAGCTAATACAAAAACTGTCGGTAAACCAAATTTATTCAATATTAATTCTCAAATTTTATATGTAGGTAGACCTTGGCAACGTGTAGCTATGAAAAACACATTAGAAGAGTTTTTCCTTCCTATTCTTGAACAAGTTCCTATATTTACAGGTAGTATTATTATGGAATCTGAGATTCATACTGTTGTTGGTAGTAAACAAGCTGATTTAGATAATGTTGGTTATATTTATGGTAAAGTTTTAACAGATACTCTTGTAAATACAGGAAAACTATTTGATGATTCTGTACCTTATATAACTAAACCCTGCTCATCACCATTATTCTTTCCTGTTGATACTTTAGATGAAAGAAAAATGGTATATCACTTTTATCAGGATTTAAGACCTGAAATTTTAAAATTACATAAAAATTAGAAAGGGGGAAACCTCTTTCTCTTTTTTATAAAAAATAAACTAAAATGAAATATATAATATTAGAAAAAGTTAATGACTTAAGATTTGGTGGTTTTCGTCCAAATTGGGTTTATGTAGGAGATAGATTAAGAGGGTTTATAAAAAATGAACCTATTATTGGACAACAATTATATCTTTATGATAGATTTAATAGAGTAGTTTCTTGGACATCTAAAGTAGTAAACTTTAATTCGACTGAATTAAAAACTGAAAATTCTATTTTTAAAATTTATAATGTTCAGTATTGTGAAGATTGTACAGAAACATTTAATGAATCTATTGTAGTTAATGAAGAACATTGTTGCCCTATTTGTTTAAATCATAATATAAAAGCTTATGAATACTAAAGAATTTGATGAAGTAATTTTACGTAGATTAGATTTAATCGAAACAACGTTAACACAAAAAGCAGCAGAATATGCTGTGGGTGAAGATAGATTACACAACTTTAATAAAGGAGCTGCTTTTACTGGTAAATCTAGAGAAGAAGTTCTTTTAGGATTTGCAATGAAACATTGGATTTCTCTTACTGATATTTTAGATGGTATTAATAATGGAGTATTACCGACTAAAGCTAAATTAGATGAAAAACTTGGAGATTGGATAACCTACATGTGCTTATTAGAAGCATCTATTGTAGATAAAATGAACAAAAATGAAAGAGTGGATTAGAGATATTGCTATTTCGTTATTTATATTTATACTTGGATTATGTTCAGGTGTATTTGTTATGTATATAACATATAACGAAAAAATAAAAGAATTAGGTAAAGAAATTGATAATGCTACTTATTGCATATCAGACAGTACTGATGTAGAATGCATTAAAGCCAATTTTGAAAAACATCATATTAGATTCTCTCATATTGTGCTTGCACAAGCTATATTAGAATCTAATAATTTTAAATCAAAAATATGTAAAACAAATCATAACATATTTGGTATGAAAGTTCCAGCACAAAGATTTACATTTTGTATTAATCCTTATGACTATGGAAATTATGCTAAATATGATGATGTTGAAAGTTGTATTTTAGATTACAAAGCATGGCAAGCTCAAAACTCTTATAATATTACAACCGAAGAAGGTTATTTTAATTTACTTAGAAGTATTTATGCAGAAGACCCTAATTACATTAACAAATTAAAAAAATTAATTAAATGAAAAGTAGAGAAGAAATATATGATATTCTTTATAAAAGAAATGGAACTGAATTTAATTTAAGTAAAGCTTCAGAAGAATGTCAAGAATTAGCTTTAGCTCTTCTTCAAAAACTTAATAAAACAGATAAAACTCCAGACCAAGCTATCATTGATGAAATAGGTGATGTTGAAATAAGATTAAATATTCTTAAAAGAATATATCCTGTTGAACTAATTGAAAAAAGAATTGATGAAAAGCTTAGTAAGTTTGAATCTTATATAGACCATGAAAAATATAAATTGATATGAAAATAGCAATAATGGATATGGATAGTATGGCTTATACAATAGGTCATGGTAATAAGATTCAAATAAGTGAAGAAGAAGGAGTACCTATATATCAAAGAGATGACTTGGGGAGATTAGTTTATATTGAAAAAACCGAAGAACAAATTAAAGAAGCAGCAGCTTTTTTATTTAATGAAATAATGGGTAAAGGAGACTTTACTCATTATATCGGTTTTATTAAAGGTAAAAATACTATTGCTAATAAACTAAAACATAATCCAGATTATAAAAAAGATAGAGCTGCTGAAAAACCAGCTTGGTGGGATACTGTATATAAAGTTTTAATTGAAGATTATAATGTTGTTATATGTAATAACTATGAAGTTGATGATTTTGTTGTATCTTATTATAAGAAAACTGCTCACTCTCATATAGTAGCTATTGATTCCGATATACTTGCAACTGAAGGTACTCATTATAATTGGAGAAAAAATGAATGGGTTACTGTTACTGAAGACCAAGCTAGATTTGCTTTTTGGTGTCAAATGATTACAGGTAATCATAATAATGTTAAAGGTTTATCTAAAAAAGGCATTAAATATGCTGAAAATTTACTTAAAGAAATTGATATTTTTAAAGATAACATAGCATCAATAATGTTAACAGAATATATAAATCATTATAAAGATGTTAATATAGCTATTGATGAATTCTATAAAAATTATAAATCTTTAAGAGTAATAGATGATATAATATTAGACATTGAAAATTTATATATAACAGAATGGAAAAGTTTATAATTAGAAATGCTATGCAGTGTTTAAACTGCAATGACATAATCGAAAGTAATCATAGACACGATTACGTAACATGTGGTTGTGGTGGATGCGCTACTGATGGAGGATTTGATTATATCCATAGAGCACATCAAGACGGAATAGAATATGTTGCTTTAGATATGTACTCTACTGACCCTCATTGGGCAATTAGACAATATGTAAAAAGATATGGTTATGGGAAAATTGGAACTTCAGATTATGGAAAACCTCGTGTAACTATATTAAAAGATATGACTGATGAACATTTAAATGCTTTATTAACATATTGTTTACCTAACAATAGGTTTTTACCTATTTATAAAAATGAAATAGAATATCGTAAACAAAATAAAATTAAGATTAATGAACTTAGCTAGTGTACAAAAAATAATAAAAATAGAAAGTATACCAGACGCTTTAAACATTGAGTTAGCATTTGTTTTAGGATGGCAAGTAGTTGTAAAGAAAAACGAATTTAAAGTTGGAGAATTAGTAATATATATTCAAATAGATACTGTAGTTCCTGAAACTGAACAATTTGAATTTTTAAGAGAAAGAAATTTTAGAGTTAGAACTATTAAACTTAGAAAACAATTAAGTCAAGGATTGATTATACCTTTTCCTCTATCAAAAAAAGATAGAGCTTATCAAGAAGGATATAATGTAACTGAAATTATAGGAGTTAAAAAATATGAAAAACCAGATAATAATCCTGTCATCGAAAAGCCACAAATGCCCAAAGTTTGGTATAAGAAATGGTTGTATTTATTTAAATATAACATTTTATACAAGGTACTTCCAAATTTAAGACCTAAAACAAGAAGTCCTTTTCCTACTAATTTAGTAAGTATTACTGATGAAGAAAGAATACAAAACATTCCAGCTACATTTACCAAATATGCTGGTAAAACTTTCATAGTTAGAGAAAAATTAGATGGAAGTAGTATTACTATTATTCATAATAAAGTATTTGGTAAATCAGTATTTAGAATTTGTAGTAGACGATTTGAATTGCATGATAAGAAAAATGATTGGTTTAAAACTTTTGAATCTACTAATTTTAGATTAGAAATATCCAAACTTATTGAATATTATCAAACAAATGATATTATTATTCAAGGAGAATGTATTGGTAAATTTAACGGTAATCATCATAATCTTAAAAAAGATGAAATAAGAGTATTTAATATTTTTGTTGATGGTAATCCTTTAAATCCTATTGCATTTGAAAATGTTACATCAACATTAAGAATTCCTGTATGTCCTATTCGTGGAACATATGTGTTACCTACTACTATGGAAGCTGTATTGTTTTTGTCAGAAGGTGAAGACTGTTTAAATCCTAAAGCACCAAGAGAAGGATTAGTATGGAGGTGTGTTGATGATAATTTTAGTTTTAAAGCAATTAATAACGCTTATTTGATTTCAGAGAAATAGTTATTATCTTTGTATTTAAATAATACAAAGATGTTATCAGGAATATATACAATTACTAATTTAGTAGATAATAAAATTTATGTTGGTCAAACAAATAATTTTTATCATAGGTGGGCAGTTCATATAAGTCATTTAAAACACAATAAACATTCTTCTACATATTTACAAAATGCTTGGAATAAATATGGAGAAGAATCTTTTAAATTTGAAATTTTAGAAGAATGTTCTATAGATTTATTGTTTTCTTTAGAACATTATTGGTGTAATTTATTACAAACACATAATTCAAATTATGGATATAATACAGAAAAAACTCATCCTTATAGGAAAAAATTTTATAGTCCAATGTTGGGTAAAAAACTTTCTCAGGAACATAAAAATAAAATAGGAAATGCTCATAAAGGAAGAAAAGCTAGTGACGAAACTAGAAAAAAACAAAGTTTAGCTCGTTTAGGAAAAACTGCACCGACTAAAGGAATAAAATTTTCTAAAGAAAGATGTGATTTTATATCAAAAATGAATACTGGAAGAAAAAGTAAACAAAGAATTAAATGTATAATAAATGATATAGAATATGATGGTTTTACAGAAGCATCTAAGATTTTAAATATTAGTTTGCATACAATAAGAAATAGATGTAATAATGAAAAATTTAAAAATTACAAATTAAAAAAATAAAAAAAATAATATGCCAAGATATAATTGTTCTTTCTCTATTGAGAAAAATTCTAGATTTCTAAAGAAATTTGAAGTTATTGAATCAGAATCTAATAATAAAGAGTATGTTATAGGACTAATACAAAAAAAGTATCCTACCTATAGTATTAACATCAAATATATTAGAAGCTCTATAAACGGTAAATCAAATGACCTCTGAAATACTAAACATAATTAATTTTTTAACTACTGAAACTGTTGAAACATTGTTTATGGGTGACCACTATGTGTCATCCGTAGACAATGATTGTCATTCTAGAGGAAATAGTTCTTTTGAGTCTATCGTTAATTGTTATACAGAATGGAAAAATACAGACAAATATTTGGAACATGGTATGAAAAGTTCATCCCAGTTATCACTTCCTCTGAATTTGAAAAGTTAGGAAATACGATAGCAAAACTAAGAAAAATACAAGATGTATATCCTGCTCGAGAAAATGTATTTAAATGTTTTCAACAAACCGACATTAATAAGACAGTTGTAATTGTATGGTACGATGAACCATATAAATCTAAAATAGCTGATGGTTTAGCATTAAGTGCTAAAGACACATTAAATACTCCACTTATATTATCAAAATTTCAAAGTGAAATTGAAAATCAATTATATGGTGGATTAAATTTATCTTTTGATAATGATTTATCTTATCTTTCAGAACAAGGAGTATTACTTTTAAATAGTAAATTAACTACATCAACTAATTCTCATACAGACCATTGGTCATGGTTTTGTAATGAATTTGTAGATATTGTAAACAACTTAGAATGGCCTATACATGTAATATCTATAGGTGATTTAGCTAAACAATATACTCAATTTTTAAACTGTTCAGTTCATCAAATAGATGATATTATTCATCCACTTTGGAATGCTGAAGATTGCTTTATAAAAGCAAATAATTTTTTACGGACTAATTATGGTCCATTAACAACAATAAAATGGTAGACAACATTATAATAATATTATTATCAATAATAATAGGAACAATTTGTATAATTTTTATAGATAAAGTTATCAAAAAACTTTCTATTTCTATTATTGTAGGTAGTCCTGCAATAGTCATAATTAACGTTTTAAACGTAATCGTATTAATATCAACACTTTTCTGCTGTATATACCTTATAATACACACTATATGGATAGTAATTTAATAAAAATTCAAATGAACGTTAAAGACATCGAATATACACATACATTAGAAAAAAATGATATTCATGAAGTTTTAGACTCTCTTATTACAGGTTTAAGAGTATTGAAGTTCACAAATGATGAAATCAAAGACGCTTTTAAACAAAAGTTTTTACATGTTTTAATAAACGGTAATTAAAAGAAAGTAGGGAAACCTACTTTCTTTTTTATTTGACCTCGTTAAGTTCATTTTTAGTAATATCATCAAAAAATCTTGAAGTTTGTGACCAATAAGGAACCATTTGACCAACACTTTTTGTTAATTTTCCTTCTTTAATAGGCTCTTCATCAACAACTGTTTCTTTAATATTCCCTAACAATCTTCCAAATTTTTCAATAGTTGATATTGATGGCGCAGGAGATATTAAAATCTTATGCATATCGCTAAAACCAAATCCACTAAAAAACATCATTTCTGATTTATATCTTGATAATACTTTTAATTGATATTTGAGTCTTTTCCTTCTTTCTTTATCGGCATCTGCCCCAGCTACTGCTGTATAAAGCCCATAAGATGAAACAATTATAGATATTTCTGCCATAGCCTCTCTAACATTTGCTTTATCTTCATTAGATAAATTTTTCCAATTCATTTTATTGACAGTAATAAATTTAATAAGAGTATTGAACCTACCCTCTACATATTCTCCTAAAATATAATCATATCTTTTTGTAGACCAATGTGATTCTAACATAGCTGGAATCCATCCACGATGTTGAGTAATAGCTCTTCCTAAAAAGAACTGTTTCATTTTAATTTTATCATCAGGATTCATATTACCTAACGCTCTACCATTAATATGAATTACTTTTTGTCTAAAAGCTTCTTGAACAGATATATCAAGTTTTTCTTTTCCTATATATTCTAAAGTATCATTAACAACTTTCCAATCATCCCATTTAATAGAATGTTTGTTAGATTTAATCATAGCAATAAGTCCTGCATTTTGCATATGAGATTCAGTTGAAGTCATACCTGACATAGGACCAGGAATACTAGAAAAAGCTTTAAACCCTGTTGAATTACTTTCTCTATCTTTAAGTGCATATTCATCAGATTGTAATTGAAACATATCAATAAAAAGTCTTGCCTTTCTTGCATCTTCTGTAATATTGGAAAAAGGACCTAATGACACAACAGAAGAAGCAAACGCATAATCTTTAGTATCATACCATCTTCCACCTACACCCATTAATAATTGCATAGATTTACCTCCAAGTAAGTTGGTTATAGGAGAATATAGATTATAACCTAAGTTGTTTAATCCTGTATATCTTAATATTGAATCTAAAAGTTTAACACTTGATATATTTGCTTCAGTTTTATCACCCATCATACCCAAAGCATCAAATATTTTTCCAACAAAACTTTCTTTTTGTATATTAAACGAGGAACCTTCATCAGTAGATTTTCCATATACAGTAGATTGAATAAAATAATCAAGACTGTCAATACTATTTTGCAAACCTTTTGCTGTTTTAGATAAATTAAAACCTCCTTTTGCTTCTTCTCCAGATGCTGTTAAAATTTGTTCTTTTTGATTTAATAATATATCTCTACCTGTTTCATGTACATGTTCAACTAAAGATAGTTCATGATAACGCATTGCTGATTCAAAAAATATAGTTAAAGATTTACCTAAATCATAAGATTTATCGTTCTCAATAAATGATTGTCTGTCTTTAAAAGGAATCATCATTTTTCCTAAAATAGGTATATTTCTTTCATATTTACCAGTAAAAGGATTTACCTCTAAATAGCTATCATCAGAAGTCATACTTATGCTATTCATAAGACTTTCTCCTAATTTCATATCACCTACACCATTAGTAATAATTCTTTCCATAAAAGAACGTTTAAACTCAGCTATATAGTTTTTACGAATATCAAAAGGAACAAAATCCTCTATACTTTCCATAGTAGAAGTATACATATCATAAAACTCTTCTACAGGAGTTCCTTTATATTTACCTTCTTTAATGTCTTTCCATTTAGGGTCAATCCATTTATCTACAGGTATATTAAAAAGCATAATGTTATTATTATCTTTAATCCATTTAGTTAATAAAGTATTATGGTCTTTAGTTACATATTTTTTAGCTTCAGTTTCGATAATTTCTTCTTTATATTTTTTAGAATCTTTAAGTTTTTTTATTTTAACTACTACATCAGCATTAAACTTATTAGCTAAATATTCAACAAACCCTTTTTTTCTCTTTTCATAAGTTTCTGTGTCTAATTTAGTATTATCTTTAAACCAAGTTAAATCACCATTCTTTTTAGCTTTTTTTCTTTCTTCATAAAAAACAGATGAATATTTATCTACAAGATATCCTGTAGGTTTTCCGTTTAAATATTGTAATAAAGGTTCGTATATTTTTTCTCCTTTAAATCCAGTATAGTTTTCTAAATTTCTAACAGCTTTGTTAATTTTAGAACTCATTTCAGTAGATTGTTTTCTAGCTTTAGCTAAAGCTGTAGTTACAGTTTTGTATATATATGCTATAACAGGATTATTAGTATAAGAAGCACCTTTAAAATTTGCTTGATATGTGTTAATGTCTTTAACAGGAGCCAAAACATCATCAGGAGAATTAATAATACTACCTTCAAAAGATAAATCTTTAGCTGCATTTTTTGCAAAATGTTCTTCAATATTACCATACATTTGTTGATACAACCTTTTAGCTCTACCTTGAATTTTTTCGATTAAAGCTGTATTATCTTTTGTAATATGAATAAAAGAACCTATATTTCCATAAATACTTAAGTCTTTTCTAAACTCAATATAACTGTTAGTACTTTTATTTTCAGACATAAATACTTCAATGGCTATCAAATCTTCCATTACAACAGCAAGCATATCATTATCTTTAACTCCTTTTTGAATACTTTGCATTAATTTTAGTTTAGCTTCTATTAACGCATTAATCTTTTCAGAATTTGCCTTATCTTTCTTATTGTCTAACATTTTTATTTGAGTAAACAATTCACCTAACATTTCATTTTTTTTCTTATCTATAGAAGATTGATAAATTACAGGAGAAGTTTCTAACACTTTAAAAGTAGGAACCCCATCTTTAACGTATGACAGAATCTTCATTAACTCTTGATATTTGACGTTTAAACCTTCTCTTCCTAAATTAGAATCATCATAATCTAATATTCTTTTATAAAGAATTTGTTGTTCTGAATTACCTAATAATTTCTTATAATTAGATTTAGCAGTACCTTTACTCATAGAGGTTTTATAATCTAAAGTTTTTGTTTCACCATCTTTAGTTATTTCCAATAAGTCAATAGTTCCAGCTATTTTAGTTTTAGTATTTGCTGTCATTAACTCAGCAGATAAAACAGAACCTGATTTTTTAGCAGCTTCTATAACTGGTCTAACAATAGCTAAAATATTATTTTTACTAACACTAGGTAATGTAGCCAAACTAAATTGTTTATTTTCAGGAGCATCAACAGATTCTATAGCTTTAAAATGTTTATTGAAATCAGGAAAAGCTTCTTTGACTGCATTAGCGGCAACAGCGTGAAAAACATTTCCTAAAAACTGACTCATTTCAGTATCTTTATTACCTAAGCCAAAATTCTTTTGAGTTATAGTTGTAACACGAGTATAACCTTTTTCTCCTAAAACAATATAATCATCACCTTCTTTACTAATTTTACCAACAGGATTTATTGTATCATAGATTTCTTTTTGAGTTTTAGGTGCAACTTTTCTATTAAAAGATGGTTTAGTTTGATTACGAA